CCGATCTATCGATAGCTCAAAAAAGAAAATTAATAAAAGAACTTAAAGGCGCTTCTAAGCTTCATGCAAGACAAGCAGCTCAAATAGAGAAATCTTTAAAAAAAACTAAAAAGAAAAAATAATGTCACTTTCAGGCAGTACAGACTTTGAACCAAATGTAGCTGAGTTCGTAGAAGAAGCATTTGAAAGATGTGGCTTAGAGCTACGTACAGGTTATGATCTGAAAACTGCAAGAAGATCTATTAATTTGATGCTTGCTGAGTGGGCTAATCGCGGTTTAAATCAATGGACTATAGAACAAGCTACTCAGACAGTTACTCAAGGAACTACTGATTACACTTTAAACTCTAATGTTATAGATATATTAGATGTAGTAGTAAGAAGAACCATAAACAACACTCAGACTGACATTTCTATGAGTAGGGTAAGTAGATCTGAGTATTTAAATATACCAAATAAAACAACTCAAGCTAGGCCTACACAATTCTTTTTAGATAAAAGTATATCTCCAGTTATAAAAGTCTGGCCAACCCCAGAAAATTCTACAGATATTTTAGTATTTAATAAATTAGTAAGAATGGATGATGCTGACAAAGGCTCAAATACTATGGATATGCCTTTTAGGTTTTATCCCTGTTTTGCAGCTGGTTTAGCTTATTATTTATCTTTAAAAAAAGCACCACAACTAACACCTCAGCTAAAAGTTATTTACAAGGAAGAGTTTAGAAGAGCTGCAGATCAAGACGAAGATAGAGCTTCCTTTAAGATAAGACCTAGAATTAGGATGAATTAAAATGGCATATGCTGTTGGTAAATTTGCTAGAGGCTTATGTGATAGATGTTCTTTTGAATATAAACTTCATGAATTAAAAGAAGAATGGACAGGATTTAAGGTATGTCCTAGTTGTTATGAACCAAAACATCCACAATTAGAACCGCAACCACACGTAGCTGATCCAGAAGCTCTATACAAACCAAGACCAAATAATGATACCGAAGCAGGTGAAGGCTTTGTTGTTGTTACAAATTCAAATATATTTCAAGACGATTTTATGAATTCATCAACACTACCATCAAACTTTACAGTTGATAAACTGACAGGTACATTAGGAAGCGTTACAATTACAACATCATGACTTTAGCTGAATTAAAAACATTAATACAAAATTATGTTGAGAATGATGAGACAACTTTTGTTGCAACGCTTAATGATTTTATTATAAATGCTGAAAATAGGATATTAGAGCTAGTACAGTTTGATTATTTCAGAAAAAATGTTACTGGTAATTTAACCGCTGGGAATACCTATCTTACTGCGCCAAGTGATTTTAAAATGTCATTTTCGGTAGCTATTATTGATAGTGCTGGTGCCTATCATTATTTAGACAAAAAACATACAAGTTTTATCAGAGAATTTGATACTGACCCAACAGATACTAATGCTAGAGGTATGCCTAAATACTATGCAGACTTTGATAAAGAGCTGTCCTCTGCATCTAATAATGGATCTACTTTAATTGTGGCTCCTGTACCAGATGCTGCCTATAGCGTTGAATTACACTATTTATATGAGCCAGTTAGTTTGACTTCACAAACAACAGGAACCTGGATTTCAGAAAATGCAAGAAATGCTTTACTGTATGGTTGTTTAGTTGAAGCTAATACCTTTATGAAGGGTGAGCCAAATTTAATGAATCTATACGAGCAAAGATTTAATTTGGAAATATTAAGACTAAAGAACTTAGCAGAGGCAAGAGGAAGAAGAGACGAATACCGTTACGATTCTTTACGAACTTCTGTTTCGTAAAAAAAGGAGAGCAAATGAAAAAAATTAAGAGCCTTAAAGGCAAAACTGTAGCTATTGTGGGTATGGGCAAGAGTTGGTTTGATTATAACCTTGCTAAATCTCATGGAGTTCATTTTGACGAAGTTTGGGCAATCAACGGAGTTGCATCTGTAATTTACCACGATAGAGTATTTATGATGGATCCTGCATCTAGGTTTCTTGATACCGATGACGCTGGTGGACAAACTGATAGTATGGCTAAACTTTTACAAGAGCATGAAGGCCCTATTTATACGTGTGAATTAGATGATAGGTGTCCAGGGCTTATTGAGTATCCTATAAAGGAAGTAGTAGAAGAAACAAGATGCTACTATTTAAATAATACGGTTGCATACGCCATAGCTTTTGCATACTGGAATGAAGTAGCTAATTTGAAATTGTTTGGTATAGACTTTTCTTACAAGGGTAACTTACATTTTGCAGAGGCTGGTAGGGCTTGTTGCGAATTTTGGCTATCTAAATGTATTTCAGCAAACATGCAGATAGAAGTAGCACAAACTAGCGGTTTGCTTGATACCGATGTCCCAGCAGAACAAAAACTTTACGGCTATCACAGATTAGCTGACCCTTTAATAATATTACAAAACGAAGAAGCTGTAGAGGTAAAAAAAATGAGCGATATAGAAATTAAGAAGATCGAACAGGAGCCTGTCTTAATTGATAAGCATGATAGTCATCTAAAAAAAAATAGAGTAGGAGAGCCAAACAAATGGTAATGAGTCATAAAGCAGGTCCTGAACTTGGAATTATTGAAGTATATACTACAGATGAAGGCGGTCACCCTGTTAAGTTTTGGTCAGATCTTTGTATAAAAAGAATTATTTCGGTTAGTGAGGATGCTCCTGAAAACATTCAAAATCAAGTAAAGTCTTTTCAAGACAACATTCAAAAAGTGATTGAAGAATATATGCAAAATGCTATAAAATCTGATAGGATTACAATTAATAATAAATTAGATAAAGCAGGTTTCAAAGAAGCCGCTGATTTAATTAGGAAACTTTAATTATGGCAATTACATCAACACTTACAACAAGTTTTAAAAAGCAATTACTAGAAGCAGTACATAATTTTAAAGCTAGTGGTGGATCAACATTTAAACTAGCTTTATATACTTCATCAGCAACTCTAGGTGCTACTACTACAGCTTTTACTACTACAGGACAAGCTAGTGGTACTAACTATACTTCTGGCGGAGCTAATTTAACTAACGTTAATCCTACTTCATCTGGTACAACTGCTTTTACAGACTTTGCTGATTTGACTTTTGGTACAGCTACCATTACTGCAAGAGGATGTATGATTTATAACTCCTCTGCAACCAATGCTTCAGTAGCTACTATTGACTTTGGTGGAGATAAAACTTCAACAGCAGGTGACTTTACAATCGTATTTCCAGCAGCAGCTTCTGGTACAGCCATTATAAGAATCGCTTAGTAGGAGCCAGCAATGGCTATCGTAAACGGTTGGGGTCGAGGCACTTGGGGGGAAGGTGCTTGGGGTTCACCATTATCCGTAACACTTACCGCTCCATCTGCAGCAACTGCAAGTACAACTGATCCTACTAACCATAATTATGTATCAGCTGACGCTAATGTAACACCAACAGGACAAGCAGGTACATCTGCTGTAGCAGGCGTTGGCGTTAATGCGCAAGCTGTTGCCACTTTACCTACCATAGTTTCTAGCGTTGGTACTCCAACCGTAGTAGCGGTTGCTGACGCTAATGTTTCACCATCTGGTGTATCTGCAACTACAGCAACATTTGATCCAACTTTAGGAAATATAGTAGTTGCTAAAGCTAATGTATTCCCTACAGGACAATCAGCTACTTCAGCAGTAGGCGGAGTAGGAGTAAACGGTAAAGCAGTCGTTGCTCTGCCAACTCTTGTATCAAGCGTGGGAACACCTTCTGTACTTACTAATGCAGACGCTAATGTGGTACTGCCAACAGATTTACCAACTCAAGCATCTGCAATTATGGGTGCAGCAGGAACTGTACCTGTAGACGTTGATGCTGAAGCGAATGTAATTCCTACAGGACAAACATCAACAGGCGCAGTTGGTACACTCACATTTATAGGTAAAGCTAACGTTACACCTACAGGTGTTTCTGCTACTGGCGCAGTAGGTACAGCTTCAGTAGATGGAGAAGCTAATGTAAGCGTAACTGGCCAGTCTTCAACTTCAGCAGTTGGTGGGCCTGGAGTAAATGGTAAGGCAGTAGTAGCGTTACCAACTTTAGTTTCAAGCCTAGGATCAGTAACTGTGAGTGTTGATGCAGAGGCAAATGTTACGCCAGCAGGTCAATCAGGAACAAGCGCTTTAGGAACACCTACACTTGTATTAGTTAACAATATTTCAGTTTCAGGCTTTAGCACAACATCTGATGTAGGTAGTGTTAGCGTAGTAGCTAAAGCAAATGCTCAACCAATTGGGGTTTCTGCTACAGGAGAGGTGGGTGCAACCGTATTAATATGGTCACTTATTGATGAAAGTCAAACTCCAAACTATACTAATGTAACCGACACCCAAAACTCAGGTTTTGCACAAATAAACAAAAATCAATCCCCAAGTTGGGAAGAAGTAGCGTAAAATAAGTATGAGGCAAAATAAATGGCAACCTATGTAAATGATTTAAGATTAAAGGAAATTGCAACTGGTGATGAGGCAGGTACCTGGGGAAACAGTACCAATACTAACTTAGAACTGGTAGCAGAAGCTTTTAGTTATGGAACTGAAGCATCTTTTAGTAGTGATGCAGATACAACAACTACGATGGCAGATGGGGCAACCGATCCTATCAGAAGCCTTTATCTTAAAGTTACTTCAGGCGTATCTTTAACGGCTACAAGAACCTTAACCATCAGTCCTAATACTGTATCTAAAGTTTGGATTATTGAAAACGCCACCTCTGGATCTCAATCGATAGCAATATCTCAAGGATCTGGAGCAAACGTAACCATACCAAACGGTAGCGTAAAAGTTATTTATTCAGATGGTGCTGGATCAGGCGCAGCCGTAGTGGATGCGTTTACAGATTTAGATGTTTCAGGAACGTTTAAAGTAGCAGGTAATACAACTCTTGGAGGCACTTTTACTGGTGGTGGCCTAATGACTACTGGCGGTAATATAGTTATTCCTGACGCTGGTAATATAGGTTCAGCTAGTGATACTGATGCAATAGCTATTTCTTCAGCAGGAGCTGTAACCTTTAGTCAAATACCTACCTTTTCAACAGGTTTAGGTGCAACAAGTTTTAACGATAATAATATTACTAATGTAGGTAATATTGCCCTAGATAGTATTTCTTCAGATGCAGGGACAACGGTTACTGTAACGTTAGGTACAGATGCAGGTGATGACTTCTTAGTCGGTAACAATAATGCATTTACCGTTACAGGCGATAATGATCGAATCGGTATCGGTACTGCGGATCCGACAGTAGCTCTCGATATCGGTAGTGAAACTGACGCTGTATTAATACCAGTTGGTACAACAGCTCAAAGACCTACAGGAGCAGCAGGACAATTTAGATACAACTCGACTTTAGGTAAATTTGAGGGATATACAGACGCTTGGGGTGAGATAGGTGGTAGTGGTGGAGGAAGTAATACCTTTACTACAGATATACTAGCTGGTAACGGTAGTACAACCGCATTTACCATATCTCAAGCAGTTGAAGAAAATAATTTAGTTGTATTTATTGACGGTGTATTTCAGGCTCAAGATGCTTACTCAGTAAGCGGAACCACTTTAACAATGTCAGCAGCTCCAGCCAACGGTGCTGTCTTAACAGTTTATTCAGTTAAAGGTGCGGTAGCTGGTAGTAACTTTGGTATTGCTACTATGACAGGGGACAATAGTGATACAACACTTACTCTACCGTTTAATCCAGTTAACGAAAATAACGTACAAGTTTATATGGATGGTGTTTACCAAAATAAAGATACCTTTAGCGTATCTGGTACCACTCTAACTTTTTCTACTGCGCCTCCAACAGGCACAAAAGTAGAAGCGATGGTCGTAAGTCAAACTTCTGTTAATACAGCAACGATTTTAAAAGACGCTGACGGAGATACCTCAGTACAAGTCGAAGAAAGTGCAGATGAAGATAAGATAAGATTTGATACTGGTGGAACTCAAGCAGCAATTATAGATGATTCTCAAAGAATGGGCATAGGCGTATCAACCATGTCAAACAAATTGGTCGTTGGTGGTACAGAAGCAGCAGATACAACTTATTTAAGATTGCAAAATACACCTGCTACAGCAGCAACACATAAAGTTGCAATGGAGTTTTGGGGTAATGAAGGCACAGCAGATGCTTCAACATTCAACATGGGTAGAATTTATGGTGAGTTTGATGGCTCAAGCTATGCAACAACAAGACTTACGTTAGGTAGTGCAAGTGGCGGTGGTACGTTTAATGATGAAATAAGTTTAAAAAATGGAAACGTAGGTATTGGAACTACAAGTATAGATGCTAAAT